AGATAATATGCCTCTAATTTGTGTAGCGGCTTCGCTTGCACCTGTCCCTGTTCTGGATAATGCAGCAAATGCAGCACCTACTTCGTGGAATTTTACACCCATATTTGAAGCAATAGGTAAAACCCCGCCCATAGCGCCAGCTAATTCGCTTGCCTCTAGTTTACCCTCTCTTACTGCCGAAACCATTACATCGGTAGCATCTGTTGCACTTAAAGTTGCAGAACCGTAAGCGTTCATTGCAGACGTTGCTAAATCAGCAACTGTTGAAGTTTCGCCTAAACCTACCGCTGCTGCTTTTAAAGAAGCATCTAAAACGTCCATAGCTTCTGAACCTCTTAAACCTGCCGAAGTTATAAAAAACAAAGCGTCTGCGGCTTCTGTACTGCTTTTTCCAGTATTTATAGCCATTTGCCTAGCAGCTTTGCCCATCTTATCCACTTCGGCACTTGCAACCCCTACTAATGATTTTATTTGCGTCATAGACTTATCAAAGTCCATTCCCAATTTTATAGCGGCGCCACCAGCCAAAGCAAGTGGTACTGCAACCCTTTGTAAACTAGCGCCAATGTTTTTAACATTACTCCCAAAAGATTTTAATTTGCCGCTTGCGGTATTTAACGAAGCGCTTAACCTAGAAGCGTCCCCTGTTAATAATACCTTTAATTCATTAGTAGCCATATAATATTTTTATATCACAAAAATAACCAAAAAAAGGCACTTAATTAAGCACCTTATCTGCGAGGGCTTTAAACGCCTCAAATTCTTGTTTAGTAGACTTAGGCCCACTAGGTTTATTATAAACGTCCTGGGGCAGCTTAAATAGCTTGTCTGGGGTTATTAGGTCGCGTTTCTTACTTACGTTAGTATTGTATATTATAGAAGATACATAACGCACCATTTCCCATTTAAGGTTGGTATTGATTAACCAGCTTTCCCCTAACAAGGCGTTTTCCTTCCAAGTTTGCTTCCAAAACTCTGCTGGCTTAATACCAGCTTGCCCTATATAATAGTCCGTTAAATCGTCCCAAGTTAAGGAAGCTGCTACTTTTTTGTGGTCGCCTTAGTAGGTTTTGCAGTTCTGCTTATGCCGCCGTTTAAATCATTACCTAAAATGCGGCTTTCAGTAAGCGTATTTACCATTTCATTAAATTGGTCAGAAGTAACATCGTCCAACCAGGCGCCAACTTTAAATAAATTGTAATCTATTTCGTTGCCCTCCTCTTGGTCGTAAGCTAATAAACCAGCATATACAAGCGCCCTAATTGTATTAAGGTTTAAAGAACTAGAAAATACTTTGTCTATCTGGTCAAGTGAAATTTTTAGTTCGTCCGTAAAGGCCGCCCAAAAGTTCATTGAAAAGTGAAGTGTTCGGTTTTTCCCACCAATAACTAGCGAGTAATACCCTCTTTTTTTGTTTGCCATTTTGTTTCCTTTTAAATTAATCGTGAAAAGGCGGTAAGTTAATACCGCCCTATATTATTAAACGCTTCCCTATGCGTTTGTAGACTTCACAATAGCGCCAGTAATGGTAATTGAACCACTATAAGATACTGGGCTTTCCATTTCAGCAGATTGCTCAATACTAGAAATGTAACCTTCGGCGGTGTAAATTGAATCTCCGCTTTCAGCAGTTCCAAAGATTGCAGTTATTTGCGTTCTGTTTATAATGTAATCTGCTAACTCAATAGCGTTTGCAGAATCGCTATAATCTACTAACCCCTCAAAAGAAATCTCGCCAGACCTTACGCCAGAAATAACTTCCTGCCAGCCTGCGCTATCTTTAGTAGTCGCCTCTGGTAAATCGTGTGAAATAGTAAGAGTACACGAAGTAGTGTGTCCTACTGTGGTATCTTCTACTTTAAGTAAAAGGTTAGTTCCGTTAAATACTCCTGTTGTTGCCATATTTATATTTTAAAATGTAATATTAATTTTTTTGTAAAGATAATATATTTTAAGTAATTGTTTTATTGTTTTATATAGGGGCTTTTACACCCCCTTTTATTTAAAATTGACCCAAAGGTTTAGCGAAGCTAAAATTGATTAGCAAATGCCATATAGATTGAACTTTCTCCATTAGTTGCAGTTGAGCCATTTATAGTAAAGCCTGTACTATCAAAAGTTACTTGATTAAGAGCAAATTCAGCAGCGCTACTATGCGCTCTTAAAGCATTTCCTCCCCTTTTATTGTCTATCATATACCAATCTCCTCCATTATCATATCTTTTATACATTAAAAATGCAGGTTCAAATCCACAATTTATATAACCGCTTGTGTCTCCAGATTGCCCTGTATAACTACCAAACTTGCTGAATCCTGCAACCTCTGCGAAACAGTAGTTAATATAATTTCTTGACGTACTTGAAATAAGATTTGTAAATGTAGTATCTGTTATACTTGTATAAACACCTGAATTTGAAATAGGGGCAGAAGTTGTATTTAAACCTAAAAACTTTTGAGTTCCAACATCTTTATGATATACAAACCATTGTTCGGCTACATCTAAATTTTTTGTTATAATTACTGCTGGAGCTGAACCTAATCCGTGACCAACATTTGCTGTTCCCCCTGCGGTATAACTAACAATACTAAACCCTGCAGCAGGATTTGCACTAACAACAGAAGGAATACTACCGTTACTGTTTATAGCAGGTATTTCTGCTCCTTTCCAGTTCCAAGAGACTAATGAACCTCCACTACCATTCGCACTTCCATTTGAACCAAGAGTAAACCCATTATTATCAAATGAAATGACTTCTTGTGTTACGGTATATTCTTGGTCAGAAGATTCACTTGATATTCTTTTACCAACACCTCTTATTGAATCAAAAATTAAATGTCTTGTAGTTCCAATTCCACTATCCCTTCTTTTTAACCAAACTAAATCAGGTTGGAAACCAACAGTTGTGATTGGGTTTGTTGAGCCTGTACCTGTATAAGTAACAGTATTAAAACTATCTTCTAAAGAAGGTTCTACTGCGGTAGGGTCAGCAGCAAATGCCATATAGATGTATTTACCACCGCTTGCGTTATTTGTAGAACCACTATTTACTACTTGAAAACCATTTTCTAAAAAATTAATACCAAAAGCTGGACCTTCTTCTGCATTACTTAAATTAGGATATAAAGCATAATCTCTTGGATTTTCAAGAATTCTTTTATTATCTAAAATAACCCATTGGCTTGTTGAATCCGTACGTTTAGTCATTATAAACGCAGGCTCAAATCCTGTTATTACTTTTGCCCCACTTGTAGTTCCTGTACCAACATACGAACCAAAGTTAGAGAAACCTTCTACTTCTGCGAAACAGTAGGCTATGAATTTTTGACCTGATGAATTAGTATTTTGTTCATTTCCTATGCTAAACACAATTGAAGTTGGATTAGTGCCATTCCAATATGGTGCATAAGTAGTAGTGGCGTCAGTTGTATTTAATTTTAATCTTTCTTGTCCTGCATTGCCGCTCGCTCCTGTGTTTCCTATGTGATATACTGCCCAATCTCTTACATTATCTCTGTCTTTAATAATCATTGCTTTAGGAGCATTTCCTAAACCGTGTCCTACTGTTGCATTTGCACCATTCCCTGTATAACTAACAATACTAAACCCTGCCTCTGTATTAGCAGACACTTGACTTGTTATTGTTCCATCTGTGTTTGTTACTGCTGCACCTCCTGCTTTAAAGTTCCAAGCAACGTAAGAAGAACCATAAGTACCTCCAGGCGCTCCATTAACACCATATTCCCCATTGACTCCACCATCAAGAGTAAATCCATCTATATCAAAAGATTTTACTCCTTTTGTTCCATCAAAATATTCTGCATTAGTAGTGTTTGAAGACAAACTACCACCACTACCTGCTGTATCTCCTCTTACAGAATCAAAAATTTGATGACTAATACCGCCAGAGTAATCTCTGTTTTTAATCCACACAAAATCAGGTTCAAAACCAACACTTGTAATAGGGTTATTTGTTGTTCCATCACCTATATAAGTAACAGTATTAAAATGCTCACTTGGCACAATAGTAGGTGTACAATATTCTTCTGTATATAATGCTTCTACTTCGTATGGTCTTAATGCTCTGCTGAATATTCTTACTTGGTCTAATTCGCCGTCAAAATATTGAGGTGTTCCTGAGCAATATCTTCTGCCTAAAGTTAAGCCATTATTACTTTGAGAAGAAGCAACACTAACTGTTTCTTTTAAAACTCCATCTATATAAAAAACTAAATTACTATTATCTCTAACTGCAACTATATTATGCCATTCATTAGCTGTTATAGAGTAAGATGCCGTGCCGTTTGTGGAGTTTGAGGA